CATATTGGACATAAAGTCAAAACCATAAATTCTTTGCAAGGAAAATATCATGGGTAAAATGGACACAACAATGGCTAAAAGCACAACTGGCGCAACACCCCCTAAAGGTGCTGAATCGTCTGACCGTTCAGGCGAACGCATGGAAAAAATGCGCGGTGGTGTTGCTATGGGTAAAGAAGATAAAATGATGGCTGACAAACAGTTTAATACTGGCAAAACAGACGGCATTTGTTACACCAAAACCAAATCAGAGTATCGTTAAAAAATGGCTGTCCAACTATCCTCTATGTTGGGGATGGGACAGCCAGCCCCTGCTATGGGGCAATCGCTTGCCCCTGCAAACCCTGCTGAACAAGCGTATTTTCAACGCTTGGCAAGGGAGTACCCACAGCTAATTTCTGAGTATTCAGCGCACCCAGAGTCAAAGGGTGGGCGAATTATTAATACAGACGTAGCGCGGGAAATGTCGCCCGAATATAGGGCAGACCGCACAAAGTCCGCTGATGTGCATGAGCCATCTAGCGCATTTATGAAAAAAATTTATGCGGACAAGCTGGCAAACCCTACACCTAAAGGCATGGACAACACCGTTGTTTTTAGTGCTGGCGGCACAGGCGCTGGTAAAACCACAGCTTTAGATTTATTGGAAAGCGTTGACCCTGCTTTAAAACGGTCAGAAATGATCTACGACACAAACATGAACAAGTTTGAGTCCGCAGACAAAAAGATTCAACAGGCATTAGACGCAAAGCGCAAGGTTCGTATTGTTTACACATACCGTGACCCGGCAGAGGCGTTGGAGTTTGGCGCATTGAGCCGGGCCAGCCGCATGGAAAAAGAAAAGGGTTCTGGCCGTACCGTCCCCATTGATGAGCATTTAAAAACTCATATTGGCGCACAAAAAGTTATTGCCCAACTTAAAGAAAAATACAAAGGCAATCCCAGAGTCAACATACAAATTGTGGATAACTCCAAAGGTAAAGGTAAGGCTGTTGCAAGCCAGCTTGACAAGCTACCTAAACTAGAGGAGAATGAAGTACGAAGGAGGTTACATGAGACACTTGAGCGCGTTAGAAGTAGCGGAATTGGCGGCAGGGAAAGAATCTCTGATGCCATCTACCGCGGCACTTCCGGAAAAGTTCTCTGAATACAAAGAATTAAGAAACTTTGAATCAGAGAATAAAGGCTTTGCTGAACGATTAGCCGCTGGATTAAACAAAGCGGTTACTGCTGATGAGGCAAAGACTAAATGACTGAGAAATGCGAATTTTGTAAATATTTTCGTGATTCTCAAATTATGGGTAGTTGCAGACGCTATCCAACATTACAAAACAAACACGCTAACGATTGGTGTGGCGAGTTTCAAATTGTAGTTGCCATCATCCGTGAGGAAGATGTTTTACCCGTCCCAGAGGCGGGTCTTTTTTCACCTAAAAAACGCGGCAGACCAGCCAAAGATAAAAAATGAATTTGCAACCACTTAAAGACAAGATTCTTGTGCGCCCTGAACAACGCATTCAAAGCACAATTTACTTTAAATCGGCAGAAGCTGAAAGCCGCGGCACGGTTATGGCGGTAGGCCCAGAAGCCCATGCCGAGGGTCTAAACATTGGTGACAAGATTGCTTTTGGTACATTCCATAAAGACTATAAAGACGAATACCTAAAGTTTGAGGAAATCAAGCACAATAATGAGCGCTTACTCAAAATGAGTTGGCAAGATGTTTGTTTTGTAATAGAGGACTAAATCATGGCTACAAAACCCGGCTTATATGCCAACATCCACAAAAAGCAAGAACGTATCGAACGCCAAAAAGCAGAGGGCAAACCCGTTGAGCGCATGAGAACGCCCGGCTCAAAAGGCGCACCCACAGCCGCGGCATTTAAACAGTCTGCTAAAACTGCAAAGAAATAATCATGGCCAAGCACGACAAACCGATTCCCCATAAGACAACGGGTAAAGATAAAACCTACAACCCGACAGACAAGGGTGCGGGAATGACCGCCAAGGGTCGCGCTGAGTACAACGCCAAGAACAATGCAAACCTAAAGCCGCCAGCGCCTAATCCAAAAACTAAAAAGGATGAGGGACGTAAGGCAAGTTTTTGCGCCCGAATGGAAGGCGTAGTTAAGAACGCTAAAGGGCCAGCAGAACGCGCCAAGGCATCACTCAAGAATTGGAACTGCTAATGCTAGAGCAAATAAAAGCCCGAATTGCTGACCTTGAAAAGCAAAAAGAACAAATGTTGGCTAACTTTCACGCCATATCAGGCGCTATTGCCGAAAATCAGGCTTGGTTGCGAGAATTAGAGAAACCCGTAGAATTACCGAATGACTGAAACAACCGAGAAACGTCCTGTAGGCAGACCATCCCTTTACAAACCAGAGTTTTGTGAGGAAGTGATTGCCTTGGGCAAGATCGGTAAAAGCGTTGAAGCCATTGGTGCTATTTTAGGCGTGGGAACTAAAACTTTATACAACTGGCGTGATGAACACTCAGAATTTTTACACGCCTTGGACATGGCAAAAGAGTTTGAAATGCAATGGTGGGAAGATATAGCCCAAACCCACATGATTGAGAACAAAGAAAGCGACAGGATCAACGCAACAATTTGGTCTAGGTCTATGGCGGCAAGATTCCCCAAGAAGTATCGTGAGCAAGTCAAGCAAGAAATTACTGGTGCTGATGGTGCGCCATTCCTAACGGGCATTCAAGTTTCATTTGTGAAGCCAAGTGAGTGACGTTGCACAAGCTGTCGCAAAGGCTGAGTTCCCACTCAAGCTAGAGTGCCTGTTTAAGCCATCACGTTACAAAGTCCTATACGGTGGCCGCGGTGGTGCTAAGTCATGGGGGGTTGCTAGGGCATTGCTCATTCAAGGCGCTCAAGCCCCGTTAAGGGTGCTTTGCGCCCGTGAATTCCAAACATCTATCAAAGACTCAGTTCACAAGCTACTGTGTGATCAAATCATGGCGCTTGGGCTAGAGGGGTTCTACGAAATCACCCAAGCATCAATCAGGGCTAAGAACGGCACAGAGTTCAGCTTTGTGGGCCTAAAAAACAATGTGGCTAACGTCAAGTCTTACGAGGGCGTTGACGTTTGTTGGGTAGAGGAAGCGCAGACAACCAGCCGTATGTCGTGGAACATTTTGATTCCTACTATTCGCAAAGCAAAATCAGAAATTTGGGTCACATTTAATCCAGAATTGGAAACTGATGAGACTTACCAACGGTTTGTTTTAAGCCCCCCAGAAGATTGCATAGTTCAAAAGGTCAACTGGTCAGATAACCCGTGGTTTCCCGAAACGCTGAAACTGGAAAAGGATGCGCTTAAATACCGTGATCCACAGGCTTATAACGTGGTTTGGGAAGGCTTGTGCAGACAAACGGTAGATGGTGCAGTCTTTGCCAGAGAAATGCAACTGGCCGAGTTAGATGGGCGCATCACAAAGGTCAACTACGATGCCACAAAGCCAGTTCACGCCATCTTTGACTTGGGCTGGTCTGATGCCACAGCAATTTGGTTCTTACAGTTTATAGGTATGGAAACCCGTTTGATTCGCTACATTGAGGGCAATCAACAAACCATGAGTGAGTATTTATCCAAGATGCAAACCTTTGGCTATATGTACGACACGCTTTGGTTGCCCCATGACGCTGAGAACAAAACGCTGGCGGCAAACGGCAGAAGTATTGAGGAAATTGTCAGAGCCGCGGGTTATAAAACTAAGATTATTCCTAGAACGCCCATTACAGACTCAATCAATGCGGCAAGAACATTGTTTACAAATATGTGGTTTGACCGTGAGAATTGTCACGAAGGCTTGCAATGTCTGCGGCATTACCGTTACGATGTTGACCCAGAGACTAAGCAATTCAGCAAAACGCCATTGCATGACAATTATTCGCATGGCGCTGATGCGTTTAGGTATATTGGTCTGATGGTCAATGAGCCTAAACAGGCCAGAAGGCCAAAGGCAAACGCAAATTATGGTAGCCAACACTCATGGATGAGTTAAAATGACTCCAAATCACTTAGGGCAACATCATGGCTGATGATTACGACTCACGAATTCAGGAAGCAATAGACTTTTTAAAGTTTGCCAATGATGCAGACACAATGAACCGTCAGGATGCGCTTGAAGATTTGAAGTTTGGCTCTGGTGATCAATGGCCTGTTGATTTGCAAAACTCCCGTAATGTAGAGTCACGCCCTTGCATTACGGTTAACAAGGTGGATAACTATTGCCGCCAAGTTTCAAACCAGCAACGCCAGCAACGCCCCCGCATCAAAGTTCATGCTACAAACACGCATGATGACATGGTGGACGCACAGACCATTCAGGGCATTATTCGCCACATTGAAGTCAATTCCAACGCTGATCACGCTTACGACAATGCGTTTGAATACGCTGTGCGTATGGGGTGGGGCTATGTGCGGGTCAGAACTGACTACATTTCAGAGGATTCATTCGATCAGGAAGTCTACATAGACCCTGTGGATAACCCATTCACGGTTTACTATGACCCCAATTCAGTCTTGCCTGATGGCTCTGACGCTGACCGTTGTTTAATTACAACAATGGTGTTGAGGGAAGAATTCCGCAAGATGTACCCAGACGCTGACGATGGAACAAGTTTCACACAGCGCGGCACAGGAGACTCACAGTCTGAGTGGATAACCAAAGAGGATATTCGCCTTGCTGAGTATTACTATACGGTCAGAGAAAAAGCGACTTTGTATCTTTTGAGCGATGGCACATCAACATTTGCAGATGACAAAGACTTTTTTAAACGTCTTGATGCTTACGGCATTACTGTTATTGATAAGCGCGAGT